GTTTGCATCATCTCCAGTACCAACAGAGATATTTTTTTGAATCGGTGACAGTTTCCTAGAGGGGTCAAAGTTGAAACCAAGAATCTCAAAACCCATTCTGGGCAAAGTAACTGCAACCTCACCTCTGGTAAGAGTGTCCGGCACCTGTGCAATACGAGACAAAAACTTTTGTTTTGGTGAGTATGCCAGTGGTACGCGAACAGTTTGTGCAACCTCGCCGCTAGCATTTTCTCTAACAATCTGAATGTTGTTAAAGATTGTACCGAAAGCAATGATCGCCTTCTTCGTATGTTGATTGTAAAACTGTTGATTCTTAAACATCAGATTTCACCAAACGGATTTATTTCCGTGAAGTCAAGAATGCCTTCTTGTTCTTGGAACGTATCTATGTCGGCATTGTCAGTATTCGTGAGACTTCGTTGAGTTGCAAAGTCCTCCAAGACAATACACCCACCGTCCTCTTTCAAGAACAGATCGCCACTCTCAAGTTCAAACTGGAATCTCAATGCATCCAAACTGAGATCATCGACAACATCATCGAGGGCCTCAATACCAGTATCAAACGTCTCTGAAGAGTACTCAAAGAGTTCACACTGTAATCTAAAGACGTAAATTTTTCCTAGTTGATAGAAAGGATTTTGAAATTCTACATACTTGATTTCAAAAATCGAACCTGTCTTTTCAAAGTATAACAGGTCGCCCTCTGCTGGTCGGGCATCCAATTGGAAAGTCCCACCAGAAGTATCAACCAGTTGTTCCCATCTTCTCTTTGACAGGATGAAGTTTGCCTGATCTCTTATTTCGATACCAAACTTAGTAAACAGGTCACCCTCTCCCTCAAATCCATCTACGTTCTCCAAATACATTTCTAGGGGATACGCTTGCGTAAACTGAGACAGGGCATCTTCATCAAAGATCGTGTCTCGGTTTACTACGGTTCTTGGGATATAGTAAACATCGTGTCCATATATTTTCAGGCTCTCAATAACCAAGTCCTCGACCAACCTTTGTTCGTTGGTCGTACCCGCTGTGTTGCCAGACTGAAAATAAAAGTTAGTGGGCATGTCTTACCCCACCATAAGTGTCGGCGGGAGTTCGTATTTCAGTTGCATTTCCTCTTCTATCTGTGCAATCTCTTGGACTGCTTCTTGATAGATGGTTTCACCATTCAAAGTTACACCACCAGGCATCTGAATCCCTTGAAACTTTTTCATGTTCTCTCCCCACTGTCTTTTGATTTGAGCGGTAGCATATCTCTTGAGGAACATATCATCATACACTTCTGAATATTCTGTTGGGTCTAGAATTGCATACGCCTCAGCAACAATGTAGTCTCCAATATCATACGTCTCTTCCAAATCAGCATCAATGTGGAGTTTGTTTGTTTTGCGATTCCATCTGATCGCCCTTTCATTTCGGAACAATTGTTCAAGGGTTGTCATGTGAGTCTTGGTCATTGCATAGTATGTGACATCAGCAGACAACAGATTGTACAGATCGTTTAATGCAAACTGATAGTCAACATCAAACAGACCATCTGACTTTGATCCAACCAATGCACCAAACTTGAACAGTCTGACGATATTCAGAATGTTGTTACTGACAGTGACATATCCGTTTTCGATGTCACCCTTGGTGTATGGAGTAGATGAAAGTGTAGCAGTGTAACCAGATTCATTTCCAGTAATACTTTCGCTCGCGGTCCAAGTCCCCGTAGTCTTTTCCACGGAGATGTCGTTGCCGTCTAGAGCTTTTACAATCGCAGTGGCACCAGAAGTATTTCCAGTGATTTTCTCGCCAACGGAAAAATTACTTGCGAGTGATGCTTGAAGGTTTACAGTAGAACCCGTCAGCTGGTGTTTGACGTAAGTTCTCTCTGTCCCATCGAAATGATACTCTTGCCAAAACTGTAACGCATCATCTATCCTGTCAGATATCTGATCGTCATCAACATTTATTTCGATTACAGGAAACCCGAGTCGCCTGAGGCAGTAATCAATGAGTTCTTGTCTAGTAGACAATGCCATCGGTGTCTCCTATTATGATTGATCGTATGCGTACAACAACGCCTTCAATGCAGTAATTTCTGCCTGTACATATGCGGTTGTCGCAATCTGTGTTGTATTGGTTCCCGTCGAGGCAGTAGGCGCAGTCGGTGTTCCTGTTAATGTTGCTGGACCCTCAAAGTATGCATCGTTCAGCAACAATAATTTTTCATGGGTAAACCTAGCCATTATAGTTTGTGATCCCGCCTTTATTGTGGCGATCTCAATTAATCCATCTTCTGTCCCACTTGTTACGTCAGAAGTTTTACCTGTTATTTTAGCGTAAACCTTTTTTCCACCGGCAGAATTTTCGCCTTGGAATTTAATCTGTCCAAGGTAGTCACCATCGTCCGGTGAAGCACTGTTTCTATAAAGTGAAACCTCTGGTCCTGCTGAAGAACTATCGTCATCGCATTGTATACTGAACGCACCAGAACTCGGGTTATATGTTAAACCCGTATCGGTTTCAATGCCCTGTGTTCCTGTAGCACCATCAACAAATGTTAAGTATACTGTTTCATCTGTTGAGTTGTTAGCTGATGCTGTTACGTTCGTTGCTTCAGTTGCGGTGTCTGCGTTACCAGTAACATTGCCAGTAACATTGCCAGTGACGTTACCTGTTAAATTACCAATAAAGGTCGCAGCAACAAATGTTTCTGAACCAACAGTCCATCGGTCATTTGATTCGTCCCAGATCAAAGTTTTGTTTGCATCATCGCCTCTTTCAATTTCAATACCAGCATCTTCTGAAGCGGAACCAGTTGCGTTTGAATTTAGGACAATTTGGTTGTCAGCAAGACTAATTGTCTCGGTGTTGACAGTCGTGGTTGTACCAGATACCGTCAGATTGCCACTGACCGTCATGTTGTTGAACGTCACGTTAGAGGTTGTGGCAACAGCCTGTCCAATACTAATTTCACCACTTGATATCGTTACACCAGTACCAGCACTGATTGCGGCTCTTGCTCTTGCAGTGGTGTGGTAAAGATTTGATGAACCTTCAGTCAGATTATCCGTATCAAACGCACTCATGTTGACTGCAATATCATCTGCGTTCACAGTGATACCAGTTCCACCACCAACAGTTACAGTAACGTCACCAGAAGCACCACCGCCAGTCAAACCTGCTCCAGCGGTAACACCTGTAATGTCGCCTGAAGTTATTTCCGAATAAAGTGCGAGTCTATGTCCACCAGCAGTAGAACCATCGTGGGCCCGCAACGTATTGTTGGTGGTATCAAAAGATATTTCTCCGGCCGCACCAGTGAAATTACCGTTCTGGGTCGCTGTTCCTCTTCTAAATTGTACCTGTGTTGGCATAGTATTTCCTAATTATCTTTTAGTGCTACGATAAAGCACCCAAATCTTCAGTCGATAGAGCATTTGTGGGAGTAGTCAGACAGTCAAAAGATGAAGAGGTTGCTTGTCCAAAAGCATCCGACTCTGTACTGTCAGCTACACTACCATAGTCACCCGTGGGAAAAATTAAACTAGCGTCGGCAACAGAAAAGTTTGCTACAGTAACAATGTTATCACCAGAATCCCTGACATATATTTTTTTGTCAGCGGTGTTTACAGCAACTTCACCTACAACAAGATCAGATGTAGTTGGTGCAGAAGAAGCGGTTTCACTTCTTTTTGGTTTTATTGTAACCGACACTTACTTATAATCTCCAGTTTTCTTTTCTTTCTTATTTGTTGTTTGTGCTTGTTCCTCAAACACCGCCAACTTACTGTTTGCATGTTCTAGTTGGGACTTTAACAACAAATTTTCTTGTTGCAATTCATTGACCTTGCTGGCCAATTTATTTAAATAAGTTTGTACAAATTCTTCATCCATAATTTATTTCCTTCATAATTAAGGGGGGATTTCTCCCCCCGTATATACTATTTAGTAAGTACCACCATCAATGGTAGCGTTAGCAATAGTCTTTGAGTCACTGCCAGACAAGAAAGTACCGACTCTTGTATCTGTGTAGTACAGGTTACTACCTTCTGAAAGGTCACCCGTGTCATGGTTAGAAATGCTAGAAACTGTACCAGTGACATTACCAGTTACGTTACCAGTTACGTTACCCTCAAGGTTTGCAACCAGAGTAGCAACAGCGTAACCAGTTGCACTAGTGTCTACTGTTGTTGTCGGTTGAGTCTGAGAGTCCTTAAACAGTTTCCACTTACCACTGTCAGACGCATCACGGAACAGACCGGCGTAGAGGTCTTGAGAACCAGAAGTGTCATACAAACCATAGAAACCAACGTCAATTGAGTCGGCGGTGTTGTTACCTGACGCCAACTTGAACAGAGGGTCAGTGACTTCCAAGTTTGTAGTAGCAACAGTAGTTGTTGTACCGTTTACTGTGAGGTCACCAGTAACCGTCAGATTTCCACCAACAGAACCGTTACCAGTAGAACTCAAAGTTGTAAACGCACCAGTACTTGCAGAGTTAGCACCAATCGCAGTACCGTCAATCGCACCACCGTTGACATCGATGGTTGTGAAAGTAGAAGTACCAGATGAAGTAACGTTACCCGTAACATTACCCGTAACATTACCTGTTACGTTACCAGTAAGATCACCTGTAACATCACCCGTTACGTCACCAGTAACATTGCCCGTTACGTTACCCGTCAGCGCGGCAGTTACAGTACCGAATGATACGTTGTCTGAAGTGCCAACCGCCTGACCGATTGCGAAACTAATTTGATTATCGCTAACAGTAGTTGTTAC